ATGACGGCGGCGGATGATGCCGACATCACGACGACGCTCAACAAGGCGCGCGATGCCTACTGGTGGTACTGGACGGTGTTTACCGCACCCGTGCTGGCCCTGGCCGCCAGCGTGAAAACGATCGCCGCCTGGTGCGAACAGAACGCCAGCATGCTGGTCGACAATCAGACGGGCGTGGCTGCGGTCTCCATCCGCGATCAGAACGACGAGACCGATATCGCCAGCGAACTGAACCTGCTGGGCTATCGGCACGTGTTCACCGCAGCGCACGCGACCAACGCCCAGGCCGGGACCTACCTGGCCAAGCACTTCGCGACGGTGAATTACAGCGCCCAGCGCTCGACCATCACCGGCGAGTTCAAGAAGTCCCCGGGCGTTGAAGCGGAGGACCTGAGGGGATCCGAAATCGCCGCGATGGAAGCCAAGAATGCCACGTTCTATTCCATCGTCGAGTTGCAGGGCAGTCAGGACGTGGGTCGGTGGCTGAACACCAAGACGCACTCGACCTACGGCGAGTTCATCGACGACGTCGTGAACCTGGACGCCTTCATCAACACGCTGACCGTGCGGCTGTACAACGCCCTGGCCAACGTCACGACGAAGCTGGAGCAGACGCCGCGCGGCCAAGCCGTGCTGCTGGCGACTGCCCGCCAGGTGGGTCAGCAGTACATCGACAACGGCTACCTGGGCCCGCGCAACTACATCGATCCGGACGACGGCATCGAGAAATACACCATCGGCTTCGAGATTCTGACCAAGCCCGAAGACATCCTCGACCTGGTGCCGGAGGATCGCAATAAGCGCCTGTCCGCGCCGATCCGCATGCGCCTGTTCCGCGCCGGTGCGATCCACAAAACCATCGTCGATCTCGACGTCTACTGATCGGAGACCATGCAATGGCACTCGTCAATATCACCACCGAAAACTCCGTCATCACGATCAACGGGCGCGAGATGACGGACTGGGGCGAAGCTGAAAACCCCGTCACGGAAGAGCCGATCGACCCCGGTTCCACGATCCGACGCGGCATGGGAGGCAACGCCGTGCGCCTGGATCGCATCAACCCGGGGCGGCGTGTCACGCTTAGCCTGAACCCCGGCGGTGCGGATGCCGCCTACATGCAGGGTCTTCTCAATAGCAAGGCGAACATCACCTACACCCGCACCACCATCGGCACCTTAGAAAACGCCGTAGGCAGCGAAGGCGCCATCGTCAACGACGGTCAGATCGGCCGAGCGGGGGGCACGTCCATCACCGATGATGTGTTCATCATGGAATTTAACGCCTTCACCACGCTGCGAGGCGGCGCATGAGCGAGACCGTCAAATCCTTCGTCCTGAAGGGCGGCGCCTACAACGTCGCCCGGGCGTCCGCTGTGGCCCAGGACGAGCTACTGAGCCTGCTCACGCAGCCCCTGGTGCAGCGCCTGTCGACGGCCGCGCCCGGCCAGCCGGTGGACGAGGACGTGATCTTCTTTATGTTCCTGGCCATGCCTCACGCGGTCAAACTGAAGATCGACGATCTGATGCTGGGCAGGGTGTTCAGCAAGGGCACGGAGCGCCAGATCGCGCTGGCCGACGTCGACGTCATGGACTGGAACCGGCTGCGCACCAAGGCCTTGATCTGGAACCTCGAAGGTTTTTTTACCTACTGGGCAGACGCAAGCGCAAGAGACGCGGCCAGCCAAGCACAAGCCCCGTCAACTGGTATCTGATGCGGCCGTGCGCCGGCGTGAACGGCATCTGCCCGCCGTTGTGCACGTGGGCGCAGCTCACCGACGGCACGTACGCCCTGGAAGACGTGGAGCGGTTCAACCAGGCTATCGATGAAATGGTGCGCGCCCACCGCGAGGCCGTGCGCGCTGCCACCCCGAAGAAGAGATAACCCGCCATGCCCAGCGTCCTGAAAAACTTCCTGATTGGCGTGGGCCTCGATACCGAGGACTACGACAAGGGGGCCAAGCGCGTCGAGGCAAGCCTTGGGCGCATGCGCTCCGTCGTCGGGATCACTGGCGCGGCTATGGTCGGGGCGTTCGCCGTAGCGGGCACGGCCGCGATCAATGCCAGCAAGCGGATCGACAGCTTGAACTTGGCCGCCGAAGGACTGAAGACATCCCCAGCGTACATATACGCTTACGGCCGCGCCCTGGCCGCGATGGGCGGCGATGCCGACAGCGCACTGGCGGCGATCAGATCAATCGAAGAGGCCCAGACAAACCTGAAGTTGAAGGGCATGCTGGGCCCGCTTGAGGATGTGGCGCTGGCGCGAGGCGACATCGAGGCGCTATCCAAAACGACGAGCGGCAAGGACTTCCTCCGAACTCTTGCGCCCATGGTCCAGAACATGGACAAGAATCAGCAGCAGCTAACCCAGCGCGCCCTGGGGCTGACTGACGACGTCATGCGCTCGCTCCGTGGGGGCGTCGATAAGTTTGACGCAGAGATCTCGCGTGCTGCGCAATTGCTTGGTTCCGGCTTTACCGACGCGACCGAGGCCGCACGGGATTTCAACAAGGAACTGGCCGAGTTCGGAACCAGGATGGAAGGCATCGGCAACACGCTGGCCGAGAAGGTGCTGCCGGGATTCACTGGTGTGCTGCAGTCCATGGGCGGATTTATCGACGAGCACAAGGAGCAAATCGACGCCGCCCTTGGTGTCGCTGCCGAGC